TTGTACCTGGTTTAATATTTCTCTAACTTTATTATTAATCAATACCCATTGCTCACCTTGTTGTGGTGTTAATACATCGGTGCTAAATTCAACAAATCTCGCAACATATTTATAATAGTTTTCCGTTTTCATTTTCATTTCTCGCTTGTAATGGATAGAATTTGATAACTCATCCATCAGCTCTAATTGTTGCTGCTGACAGATAAGTATTCTCAATGTTATATCTAGATCGTTTTGTTTCATAATGCTTCTATTTCTTGTTTAACTTCTTGGTAATAAGCTATAGATTCTATAATTTCCCAATCTTCAATTGTTGAAATCAATGACAAATTAAGCATTATCTCATCAACTGCAATCAATGCACATTGTTTTCCTGCTATCCATCTTCTATCGTTTTTGTATGTCTGAATAAATGCACAAGTAAGTTCATTATCATGTATTACTTTATTGCATTTAGAGTATATCTCCATTGCTTTTTTATTTGCCGTCATTTCAATTGCTTTATTTGGTTAAAAATATGTTGAGCCTTTTGATTAAAATCTAATCCTTTGCCTTCATCAACTGTAGATTGAATTCTAATCTTTGCCTTCGTTGAAGGAACGTAGGTATTAACTGCCTTCGTTGGTTTAACATTTCTATTCAACCACGTTTGAAAATTTTCTACTCTCATTTCTTTAGTTTTTTAAGTTCATTTTGGATTAACATTCTTTCGTATTCTTCTCTTTCAGCAGCATCAAATTCATTGTTTCTATTGTACTTTTTGATTCTGAAATCTGATAAGTATAACTGGTGTTCTAATTCTTTGATTCTGTCGTTCATCTTGTTTGTTGTTTAATTGTAAAATAATAATTTTCTGCAACATCTATAGCTAATGTAATTTGATTAGCTGAATCCCAATCGCCTTCTTGAATGTAATAGGCTTTGATTTCTTCTAGTTCTTTGATTGTATCATTCATAACTCAAATGCTTTAATCTCGTTAATAACTCTAAAATAACTAGCCATAATTCTCTTTGTAACAACCATTTGAAACTCGATTACTAAATCTGATTTTGGCTTGAATCCATTAGGTGCAGCAATTTCTACATTATACCTGCACATTGAATCGTATTTTTGATTTGATTGTTCTGCTAAATCTAATAAGTCGATTGCTTGATTAGTTAGCTTTGAAAGTTGTTTAATGTTTTTCATTTTGTTTTGTTTTTAGTTAATTGATATATGCAAATTTACATACAATGTTTAGAACTACAATACTTTTCAACAAAATAATAACAAATTAATGCTAATTTATATTCATTCTAAATAAGAGTAAAGGTAATTCTTGACAAAACTTTACAAAATGTCAGCTTATAACTTTACAAAATGTTATTTATAACGTTTATTTCAGATAAATATTTTCTACTATAGATGGATTTAATACTGCTAAAAGTATACTATACGGCACTTTTAAGTGTTTTTCCCTTCCATTAAGTGTTTTTCTCCTTCACAAGTGTACTATACTGCACTTTAGGCACAAAAAAAAGGAGGCTATTACACCTCCTTAATCAATCCAAACCTAAACAAAACAAAAATTTTAACTCTGCAAATATATTAAAATAAATATTCATTTAACGATTTTCTATCATCAAAATAATTATAATGTATAAATCCGCTTTTACCTTTTTGAAAATTAGTAGCAACCCAATTAGATGAAAGACTAAATGCAGGATAATTTAAATAGCTAAATAAATCTGAAGTTGAATTATCAAATAAATATTGATGTGAATCTCCTTTTTCAAATATTATCTCATATCCTTTGTTTAATAAATCATTTGCGTTTAAATAACCTATTATCTTTTTTTCTTGGTTAGGATCTAATTTCGGTTTAAAACCAAACTTCATATTATGAGTATCTTTTCCGTGAGTAGTTACAAAACATCTTTTACCTATCAACTCATAATCAATAAATTTCTTTTGTATAATTATTTCAACATTATTATAAGCTGCTGCACAGTAATGTTTAACAGCTGAAGCAAGAAAATAAGACATATCTCCAGAATGATTATCATTAGTTATTATTCTTATTTTAACTTGTTTATAATTTACAGCAGTTGAATGTATTAATGTTAAATAAAATTCAAATCCTAAATCAAAACATTCTTGGTTTGACATATTTTGAGGCAATCCGTGACCTCCTCTTGTAGTTTGACCATCTTGACCATCAAAGAAATCACCTAAATCTAATATCTCTAATACATCGCTTTTACGATTTTCTAAAGTGAATTGAATCATTGTGTTTAAACGTTCTAAAACTATCTCTTTATTCCATTTCAAATCATATAACGATCTTCCTTTATCACTTGCATCCATTCCTATGTGAGTATCTGTAAAAACAAGTTTATCAAATAAGCATAATGGAATAATAAAGTTAGGTGTAAATTCTAATTTTTTAACCTTGCTAAAAATTTTAGTAAAATCTACTTTATCAATTACTTGTTCAACTTCTGTTTTAAAATTCGGATTCTTAAAAAATAAACTTGCTTTGTCAGTCTTAAGCCAACCGTGTTTTACATCTTCATCGTTTACATCTGCTTCATCTGTAGCATTCTTGATTCCTCTATATTGTTTAATTATTTCTAGTTCATCTGGCTTCAATCTTATTCTATTATTCGACATTGTTATGTGTTTTAGGTAAATATTTTGTCTAGTTTTTTACGAAATTAACGTGACATTTTGTAATAAAAAAACCTTCGTTATGAAGGCTTTAGCATTATTTAATATTATTGATTTCTTGCAAGGTGCTTTTTGAATTCAATTCAATACCGTGATTTTTAAAGAATGAAATAATCTCACTTAAATAACTGTTTCCTGCTCTTGCTCCAGTAGAATAGATTTTTATGAATTGGTCTAATTGACCTGTAAAGATAAAACGGTAACCCGGTACATAAGGTGACATCTGATAAGTCTTAATATTCTTTGCAATTTCACTTGAATAATAAGGCTTGATGTTCACTTGTTTATTCATTGGATATGTTTTCGACCTACCTTCAATAATTTTAGTAAAGTAATCTATTTGTCTACCTATTCCAATCTCTAAACTAGCAAGTCTCACGTTTGCACCTGAATCAGTATTACCGATATTACCAGGATTGTTTGTTCTATAACTTCTAGTTCCTACTTTGAATCCTTCATGGTCAGTCATTACTATTAAAAGCAACTTCAATCCTTTAGATAGATTCATCTTTTCAATCGCAGGAATGTACTCTTTTAAAATCTCATCGTTAAATGAAATCTTTGCATTATTAATAATCGGCTTGTCAGGAAAATGTGAGCCGTTAATGGTCACTCCTTTGTACTTTTCAATATCCATATTTGTTCTATTTAAATTTAAACAAAAGTACAATTAATAAGATAAGAAATGCAATTACACCAAGAAATCTAAAGTTAAAAGCAAAACCTTTTCTTTTATCGTTTTTAATCGTTTTAATGGCTTCTTTATACTTGTACTTTGTATTGTACTTAATTAGCTTTAAAGTGTCTCTAATCGTTTTATATTGGTATCTTATTTCATATCGTGTTAATGGTGCTTGTAGTTCTGGACATTTAACCGAAACTTCACGATAGATAATTGAATCTTTACCATCCTTACCTTTTATAATTGTGTTTACAGTAACCACCGTAGTGTCGCATATTATTTTACCACCTTTCTCAATGAATTTTCTTTGATGAAATTTTGCTGAACAAGAAATCATAAAGAATAAATAGATTGATAGCAAAAACATAAATACTAAAGTTGCTAAATGTGTGTAGTTAATTTTCATTTTTATATGTATTAGAATATAATGTATAGATAATTCGTTTTTTTATACTTGATAACGTATAATATATTAGCTAAAATGTACATAATTTGTGAAAAATGTATAATATATTAGCTATATATCTTTTTGCTAAACGCATCCGATATCTTACTACCTACTGCAACCGATAAGAAACCGAAGAATACTTCACTATTATAGCCATGCACAAAGAAATCTATTAAGCCAACAAGCACACAGATAGAAAATGAAGTAAACATTGTAAGCGAAGTTCTTGACCATTTACCGTCTTTCTTTAAAGTGTCACGAAATAACTCTTTTATTTTTTCTTTCATTTGGAAGTATAGCAACTAATTTCTCTTTTATTAATATCTCACTTCGATGTGTAGATGCTTGTTTTATTTCTTGCCTATCGTTTAAGCACTGGAATAGTCGTTCTTCTACGGATGACAATCTACTGTTCATCCAAATTAAAGCAATAACGGTCATTCCTAAAGCTCCGTGTTTTTTTATGGTTTCTAAAATCTCAAGCATTGTGGTTTATTATAAAAAAAGTATTGAATCGTTAAATCCTTGTGTTTGTTGTACTGCAGGTCTGATGTCTGAATCTCTATTTAACTGTGAAATGAAGTTAGCAAACAAGTCTCTATTCGTGTCAAGATACTTCCATAATCTTGATTCGTAGAAACTAGCTTTTTGTGCGTAATGGTCTTGAACAAAGTTTACTTCACTTTGATTTACGTTGTTTGAATAGTCACCGTTCTGCGTTTGTATTCCTTTATTCTTTAATTGGTAAGATAAACCGAAAGCTGCATCTTCTGCACTTCGCCAAGCTATCGCAGGTTGAATGTAAGTAACTAATTCTTCTTCGTCAACTGTTAACGTTTGTGCATTATATGCAGTCAAGATATAAGTATAGAAATAAGTACCAAGAATAGGCATTATTCTCATATCAGACTGAGTCTTAATAAAAGGCACAATATTGTTAACGTCAATATTCGCAGTTATTGGTGTTTGCGTTTTTAAATAATTTTCTGTAACAAAGTAAATCATAGTGCAGGAGTTGAAGAAGTTGAATCTTTAGCTACATCACCACCATCTACTGGAGGCAAACTAGCAAGTTTACGAATTTCATTTTGTGTCATTGAATCAAGGACTTTGTTAGCTACTAAAGGAGACATAGCATTCAATGCATCTGAAGTAGCAGAAGAAGAAACGTCTAGTTCAACAATCGTTTCATTAACAATCTGAAAGTTATTGATTACTAACTTCGCATTGATGTTGCAGATAGCTAAAATCTCGTTAAATATTTCTTCTACTGAATTACGCAATGGAATAATACTGTTCTTTTCAAATATTACATAAGACTGTTTGATGTCGCTGCCACTTCCTAGTTTACCACTTACACGAATACCCATTAGTATAGGGTCTATTATATGTGCCTGACAAATCTTTGAATCTATGCTTTCAGTTGTAACCTGGAACAGATTGTCATTTGAATTTGTAGGTATTGCTTCAATCGTTGGAAGTGATTCCTTATTATTAGCGAAGAATGCGATAGCTTTTCCTGCATTTGTAGCCCCTTTGGCCCTGTCTATTGTAGTTTTTATGTTCTGCTTTTCTTCTTCGTTCTGTGGTTTCTTTGGAAACATCATAGCAAACGATGGAAAAATAGAATTTTGTATGTTAGATTTCTGAAGATATGACATTTCGCCATCTAAAAACGCCCAATTCATACAAGAAGAATACTGTGGTAATGTGTAAACGTCTTGCCCTACTGAATAATCTTCATAACAGTATAGGAATTCACGTTCTTTAGTGTTGAATTTATAAGGACAAATGGTCTGAATATTTATCTGTGTAATCCAATCATCACAAATGTAGTACAAATCACCTATTGCATTCTTTCTTACTTTGTCTGCCGCTATATGCTTACAGAAAATAAGTGTGCCAGTTTGATTAAATCGCAAATGAAAGTAAACTCTACCGTGTATGATTTTTTCTTTAGTAACTGCAGGAAGTATCTTTCTTAGATTCATTCGCTTTTCAAAAGCATAGATGTCTACTTTCTCCATTGGTGAAGTAGTTTGAGGATATTGCAATTCATAACCACCA